TAAGCTATTGACAGGAGCTTCCCCAATGCCTGAAAGAATCAGATTGATTGCGTCTAACTCTGTGGATACAAATAGCATCTTTTCACTCCCTTTAAAAGAATAAAAAGGGGAGCATTACACTCCCCTACACCTATCAACAATCTATTAAGCAGGATTGCTAATAACACCCATAAAGGTAGATTCAGGACGAAGACCACCAATACCAATAGCATACTTAGCAATAAGCTGGTCTGCCTGATATTCAGCGCGACGTGCTGTTTCGAAGCTAATGTCTTTCAAGGACAAGACACCAACAGAAGATTTGTGACAAATCAGAAGAGGAGACTTGCTTGCATAAGCCGTCGGGAAGGCATGACCATCACCCTGAATGGTATTCGTCGGGTCATCGCCACCCTGTGTCAGATGAGGACATTCGATAATCTGGAAACCATCCATGCTGATAATATTGGAGTTAGTCAGCGTAGCGGCGGCACCATAATTACTGTTCAAGAAATCAAGGTTCGTTGCCAGTGCGGCGTGAATTTCAGGAGTAACAAAGCAATAACGGTCACCCTGCGGAACGTAGTTAGCGGCCATTTTAGCTTTGACCTCTAACAGAATGTCACGGACTGCGATACCTGTTTCTTTGTTAATGCCAAGTGTGGAACCCGTTGCGAGTGTCTTTGCAACGACGCCACCTTTACCAAGGCCAGCGACATTTTCAGTGTTGTTCAACGCTTCCTTAGCGACCTCTGCGAGAATAGAAGCATCCATGGAGATTGCCAGTGCTTCGCCAAGCTGGGTAGCATACGGAGAACGGAAATCATAATGTGCGATAAATTCGTCAAGGTCAAATACCAAGCAGTCCGTCGTCAACAGACCATCAATAACAATGGTACGTTCACCCTGCTGAATGTTTTCCCGAAGGTCGTCAAGGCTCTTACCACTTTTCAGATAATGCGCTTTAGTACGACCAAATACAGGGAACTGAGCGGATTTACCACTCTGAATAGTACGTTTGATAAATTTACCATTCGTTACAGAGGCACGTGCAAATGCCGTGAGAGTTTCGCCACTAAATACTTTAAGGGCGAGGGCGAGTTTGTCGGCATCTGTGGTTGCCTGCGTACCAATCGCCATAGGAGTTGCAATTTTAATATCTGCCATAATTAATATCATCCACCTTTCAAAATAGAAAATTATATAGAGAAAGACACCAAATAATTAGTGTGTCTTAATCACCGAATTGTACTGGCTAGAACAATTTAGAATATTTAACTTTTCGATATACTTCTCGTGTAAACTTAGTGTCTTTCTGATACCGAGGGTCAGACATGTCCTTAATCATCTCATCCGTAGATTCATAACCACTACGGTCTACAGACGGAGCGGCATTACCGACGATAGAAGGACGCTGAGTACCATACTGTTTCACCATCTGACCTTTAATACCTTCAAGGGTCATGCGAATCTGCATGAGGTTTTCGCTGTCCAGAGTAGCATTAAAGGCATTAATGACATCCTGATTCTGGGAAGACACAAACTGCTGAATACGTGCAAATTCTTCCTGACCGCCTGCCAATGAATATACATCATTGACAAAGCGAGTGGAAGCGGCTTCCCAACCAGCCAACATACCATCAACAACGGCTTTCGGGTAACCTGCTTTCTCAAGAGTTTCATAAGACTGTTGACTGAGTCCACCATTGTTCATGTATTCATTTTCAAGACCTGCAAAGTCAACACCCTTACTTACTAAATCTTTTTCAGCACTATCAAGGGCCTTGTGGGCTGTAGTCAACTGCTGTTCGGAAGGCTGTTCACTTTTTGGGGCTTCTTCCTTTGTGTCTGTCTGCCCCTCTGTAGGCTGTGTTTCTGTTGCCTGCTGATTATCCTCATTAACAACATCGTCTAACACATTATCCACATTCTCTGCTGTGTCTTTCACCGAAAGCTGTGTATTAGAAGATGTCGTTACAGTTACATTATCAACCGTCTGTTCAGGCTGTGTGTCTGTCTGCTGAGCATCAACTACTTTGTTTTCGTTTTCATCCATTATTTATCAATCTCCTTATTGTTGATTATTGTTCACCATTCCTTGCGCAATAGGTGACGCCATCTGCTGTGCCATCTGTGCTTGCATCATTTGAGCCTGCATGGCCTGATATTCCTCATCACTCATGACGAGGGAATCTGTATCAAGACCAAGTGATGTACCAATCTGAGAAATAACATTGCCTGTCTTTAAACGCTGTTGGAAGTCAGGAAGTATCGAACATGTCTGTAAGAACTGTTCAATCTTTGTCAGATCATGCCCACGTCCTAATGCTTCCATACCTGTGACAATGTGTGTCTGGACACCATCACTGCCCTGTGGAATATCAGGGAGCGCACCCTGCGCCATGAGCTGAGCCATAAGACACTGAACAAGTGGTAACTGCAATTCCAAAGACAGCAAAGAATAAATGTTACCTACGCTATCCTCAAGCTCATTAGCCACATAACGAATCTCTTCCGCTGTGACACGTTCAGCATCACGCTGTACGGAGCTGTTCAGCAGGAAAGCGAACGACAGGTTGCTCTGTAATTCCTGCTTGTGCTGATAGGCTACCTGTAAATCACTTACCTTGTTCAGCTGGAAAGCTGTAATGTCACCTTCTTTTCCTTTGAAGAAATCACCACTCTGTGCGTCTTTCAATTTATCAACACGGAGCTGTGAAGAAGGATTCACAAGGAATAAAGCAAAGGCAGACAACGTAGCCATTTCTGCGATAGATTTACTGATAGAGTTCAGGGACTTCAAATCACCATAGTATTCATCTACATAGGAACGGCCATAGGCTTCTCCATCCATCTTACGGAGCCGCAAGGGAATCCAAGGAACCTTATCCCTAGGAAATTCCTGTTCACTACCTTTGATAATCTGTCCTTCAATCTCTTGATACATTTCAAAGGTTTCACCGTCTGCAAGATATACATGAGTGTAAAGCTCTACATTCTTGTCAGGTGAAACGTCTGTACCCTCTACGCAAGCCTGTGCTTCTGGGGGTAAGGCGGCATAACTAATGCTGTCTTTCGCAATCAGTTCAATCCAATTACCTGTACCATCACGCACCACAACATAGTTATTCAGCCGATATAATTTGATACCACCTGTCTGAGGGGGCAAATACAATAAACAGTTACCTGCTACGATTAGCTGTAAGACACCCTCGCTGATAGTGATACGACACCGATTAGTTTCCATGTAGTCCATGAGCTGGCGTTCAATGGCCCCCATGAGCTTGTCAATCTTTGTCATTGCTGAGGTGTCCCCCTGCTGTGCTACCTTCTGTTTAGCCGTATCACCAAGCTCCAATTTAAAAAATGGTTCATTAGGGGGGAAGAGAGCCAGCATAATTTTAGCCGCTAAGTTATTAACGCCCCTAGCCCCAATGCTCTGATATGGTGTCTCATACTCTGTGGTAGAAGTAGCATTTTCATCAGGGAATAGCATAGGAATCGTAATCTTTGCGTTCTTTACCGCTCTGTCTACGTACACCTTTCTATCGGACACCAATTTATCATAACGAGATTTTGCGGTATCTGTCCGATAAAATGTATTGGTGTCTACGCCGCTACTCATAAGTTAATACCTGAACCACCGCCACTGGAACCTGCGGACGAGGAAACATAGAGCGAGTTTTTACCACGCTTCTTTTTCTGGTTCTGCACTGCGGCATCATATTCAGCCTGTTCCGTTTCTGTGGGAGCAGGTGCGGCACTAGGAGTAACTACAATCGGCTGTTCACTCCCTGCTACACTATTCTGATAACCACCTAAAATACCACCTGTTACAGCATTTACGGTGTTCTTTACGGCCCCTGTAATACCATGCCATGCGTTAGACACCGTGTGTCCTAACCAACCGCCACTAGACATTAAAGACCACTCCTTCCTGTGTAATCACCTGTGGAACCTGTACCACTCGTATCGCTATTTACATACAAGCTAGACAGTCCACGTTTATTTCTTTTCTTCTGAGAGTATGTTGTATCATCACCCATTATAGGCGCATCTGGTGTCTGCGCTGTTGTACTAGACACCAAGTCAGATGCCTTTACTGTCGGACTATAATTATCCGATGCACTATAGGTATTACTTCCTGCTCCTGTGATACTGGAGATAATCTTCATGGGAAGACTCAGCAAACTTCCCAACCAACCACCACTAGACATAATCAGTCCTTCCTTTCTGCGAGATTATGAAGAACGGAAATAATTTCTGTACATCCCTGCATGTAACCCATACGAATATCATTGTTGTCTACATCTGCATTAATGAAAAAATCAGGCGTATAAATGGCCTTTAGATAATCAACAACATCACGAGGAACAAAAGGTAATTCATCATGCATAATCATCTAAGCCATCTCCTTCAAATATGATTCACCAAAGACAACAAACCCATGTTTCTTGTACATATTCCGTACAATCGGTGTGTCTTTAACCATGCTACTACCTGAGCAAATCATTACACATTCATTATCACGCGCAATGTCTTCCAAGAGCTGAACTGCAAATCTCCCAAAGCCATTCGGTTTTGTGTCAATGGAAGCCACTAAATCTTCCACCAATACAGGGCCGTCAATCCACCAAAGCTCAACCACATTACAAGCTAAGACACCTGCATATTTCCCCTGTTCATCTGCAAAGACAGCCAGTGTACCAAGCTTCTGCATTTTCCACATCTGCTGTGCTAAATCCTGAATGGACTTTCTGTGCCTGAACAAAGGTGTTGGATTCTTGTCGGCTTTATGTGTAATGGCCGTTACAATAATTTCCATATCATCAAGTGTTACATCATTTACGAGTGTAAATTTTGGGGTGTCCATAATTTTACCTTTCCTTTCTCATAATCTCCATCCTGTAATATGTGTGCCACACGGGCCTGTAAGAGTGCATCATCTTCTGTAAGATTAGCTTTCTTGAAACAATCAACTACAGCTTCCCATGTGGGACTATCATCTAAAATACGTTCTGCTCTCACCTTGCCAATTTTTGGACAACCTGTGTAGTTATCCGCTGTGTCCCCTACAAGAGTCTGATAGAGCAGTTTATAATCCGCTTCTTCCTGTGTCACCTCTACCAAGGTGTCTGTCAGGAAGTTATAAATCTTTGTTGGTATCGTCTGCATGTCTTTATCAGCAGAGATAATGATGTTGTTTCCTTTGTACTTCCCTGTAGCCAACAGGCCAATAACATCGTCCGCTTCTAGTGTGTCTAATTGTTCAGACACCCAATTATCACGCACCCATTGTTTGAGTGCATGATAGGCAACAGGCTTTCTTTTCCCCACACGATTCAGCTTATAGGTAGGCAAGAGTTTCTTTCTAAAGTTATTGGCATCATCCGAAAAAGCATAGACAACATTTACATTTCCTGAATACTGGTCAAGTTCCAAGGCCCTCTGAATCCAATCATCCATATGGTCTTGTAAGTATGCAAGTGCTTCATTGAAATCTACATGAAGTGTCCATATATCATTACCCCAATCAATCTCACATTCACATGAAGAACACGCACGGTATACAGCCATATCGGCATCCACAAGGATTGTGATAGGTTTCTTCATCGGCTTATACATCTTCGTCTTCCTCTTCATCCGTAGCAGGGACATAAAGACCACAACGGCAGGTACTGTATTTACGCATGTACTTACAAGGGCAAATGGTGTCTTTCGTCTTGCTAGGCTGGCAGGGACAATAACCTTCATTCAAGGCTAAACGGCCACGAATGGTGTCATAGACAGTATGGTTACGTGTCACCTGCATGTGACGTTCCTTGAGGAATTTACTGTTGTCTCCATAAATGGTATACATCGCTGTCATTAGACCACCCCCAACTCTTTTGCTTTCGGCAATGAAGCAATCCAATCACAGACAACTTTCCATTCAGGTAATCTGTGTGTCTTTCGCTGTGCATAGATGTTTTTGAGCTGTAAGTAGTTCGTTGTCATTCGAGCTGTCAGCAACAGGCCGCTAGGATAGCTGTATATCATACGCCGCCAATTTTCTTCACTAGGATTCTGATTGTAGTCCCGAACAATATCAAGGAACAAATCAATGATTTTACGGTCTGTATAAGAGATGAAGCGGACATCCATCTTTGCCAACATATGCATAGCGGACATGGAAGACACAAAGTCTAAGAAATGATAACGCTGTGCTTCTGGCCATGCCTGTTTAGTAAGGGTCAAATCAAACTGGACAATGATACCTTTAAGGTAACAATCATGACCACTGCCAGCAGGTGCTTTACCAAGACGTACAGCACGTTTCATATCACCATTGGTAGCACCCCGTGTTTCTAAATTACACGGATTGATTTTATCCGCCATAGGGTAGCCAGACGCTACGATAGATTCATCAAGACCATAGACGTATGTGTTATCAATGATGTTATAATCATGCTTTTTCATATTTATTGTGTCTCCTTTCATTCTTAGACAATTCTTTTTTCATCTCTGCGGACTGCGGATAGGTAACATAACCACACGAACATGTAATTTCTTCTACATTCTTTGCACAACCTGTGACCAAGGTACGACCACATTTTTTACAACGGATACGTTTTGCGTACATAAAATACCCCCTAATGACAATCAAACCAATTATGTCCAATGATACCTTCTGTATCTAATTGAATATGAAAATGAAAATATTCTTGTGTGTCTCTCATCGCCTGCTGGGCTTCTTCACACACAATCTTTGCAATTTCTTCTGTTCTACACGCAATCTGTTGCTCATCGTGTATCCACGCCATGAGTGCAAAATCGCCATCCCATCCATGTCTTAATCCTCTCGCCAATAATCGCTCCTCTGTCGTGACAATCCACTTCTTGCATATCAAAGCACCTGCTGATTGCAAGAGCAGATTTAAGGCACTGTGAGGACTTCTTACATGTAGTTTGCGTCTGTCAAGACCATAGAGGAAATGGCGTTTCCATGTAACCTTAGGTTTCCCATGGCACTGTTTATAATCAATAGGGTAGACAAGTGCATTTTCTACAGCCTGTCTGAGCTTCGCAATAGCAGGAATGGCCTTATTGAATTTCTTCTTAATCTGCTTTCCCTGTCCTGCTGAACCCCCTATGATTTTACCAATCTTTGCGTCTCCTGCTCCATACAAATAAGCGTAGATAAACGTCTTCGCCTGATTGCGTGTTGGCAATCCTGCGGCTTTCTGATTCATAGTATGAATATCACCATTCAGAATCGTATGGGCATATTGGCCCCCATCATACTTATACATGAAGTGGGCAAGACAACGGAGTTCAAGACCACAAGCGTCTATCCCTGCTTGCCACCATCCGTCAGGTACTCTAAAGAGTTCTCGACATTCCTTGCCGTACGGACTACCTACATGGGGTACTTGTGCGACGTTCGGTCTGGAATGAGTAGCACGACCACTAACAGCCCCATTAGGGATAACAGAACCATGGATATTACCATCCTTTCCAATCATAGACAACCAAGCATTTTTACCGTCTGCGAGTTGTCCTAGACGCTTTTTGAGCATCAAGGACTCCTCAAGTACAGACACAACAGACTTCACTTCATCAGGAGCTTGAGGGTCTTCCTTCATAAATCCCATGCTTTCATCATCAATCTTCAATCGACACTGTGACAAGTCAACATCATCCGCATCCGTGTCTTCCACATCATAGCAATCAATGTTTGAGGGTGAATAACCGTAATGTGTTCGTAATAGCCATTCAATCTGTTGTCTGCTATTTGGATTAAAGTCTTTATACTTCTGAATGGGAACCCCCGCTTTATAGCCAAGGCGTTTGTTGTCTCTTTTCGGTACGAAAATCTTATCAGGTACACGAGGTACAAGCTGAATTAATTTTGCTGTCAAGACACCTGCTCTGGCACGTAAGGTAGCTTCTAGTTCTTTTGCTTTTTCAAGGTCAAAGGGAAATCCATTCTTTTCCTGTTTAGACATCAACCATGCTACTTCATGCTCAAGCTTTATGGCTTTTGGTGCATAATCGTATGAAGCCAGCTTTTCATAGAGCTTCACCGTTACAACTACGTCCTGCTTATTGTAAGCAAGCATTTCAGGATTGTAACAAGCCCACGCATCTTCTTCCTCTCCATATGTACCCTTTAGTTCACCTAAACGATACCCCCAAGCCTTTAGGCTATGGGATTTATACAGCTTAGAGGGGAGCTGTTTCTTTCGGATAAGTCCTGCGTCCATGTCTTCGACATGAGAATAGATGAGCCGCGACAAAACAAGGGTGTCTACTACATCCTTATGCATATCATGCGTAATCTCAAACCACGGAAAAAGTTTTGCCAAGGTGGGAAGGTCATAATTAATAACATTGTGTCCACAAAGACACACCCCTCTTTTCCATGCGTCATATAACTCATGAACACCTTGCTCTGCGTGTACATCATCGTATTGCTTCATCTGCTGTGTGTCTGTATCATAGACACTCAAGCAAAAAAGCTTCGTAACGTCGGCATATAAGCCGTTCGTTTCAATATCAAAGACTAACATAGAACCATCCTTTCTATCGTAACTTTTCTAAATCTTCTGCTTCCGTATCATCACGTTCAATCATGGGAATAATACCGTGCTTCTTAAGTAGCTGATATAAGAACAAGCGTCCTTTTTGTGTCCATTCAGTCTGCATTTTACAAGCAGTGCGTCCACTGGATAAAGTTAAATGGAAGGTCTTACTATGAGTATAACCTTTATTCTGGTACTTAGCATACAGTAACCACTGTTCTCTGAGCTTATAAATAACATGTAGTGCATGAAGCATTTCATTGAATACCTTAGCACTCATCCCATAGTCTTTTGCAATTACTGTTATTGGGACAGTATTATTGCTAGACAAGATAAGGTCGGTGTAAGCGGCTTTTGGTTTTAATTCGCCGATTACCTGTTTTGCACTGGCCGCTTCCAGTTCGGCACACTTTCTTGCTTCTCGTTCAGCTTTCAGTTCCGTAGCCAATTTAATGAGGGTATCTGGATTTAGCAGAACTTCTTCAATTTTCTCGGGTGTTAAGTACGCCCCATGTTTACGGATTGCTGGGAGAACTTCATCAGCCAGAACAGCCTGGAACTTCTGTGCCGCTTCATTGCTGGCCTTGAATCCCAGCCGGTACACCATGTTTTCCGGAAGAAAATCATCTTTCCCCACAAGTGGGGAAAATCCAAATTCATGAAGATACTGGTTGACTCTGTCCCATCGGATGTATTCAACACCGTTCTTTTCTTGCGTAAATCCAAATCCTCGCGCCACGTCTTCGGCATTCAGATAGGCCGTACCATTTTCCTTATCCAAGTATCCGCGGACGTTATTGATATTTATAATTTCATGCGTGCTTCTGCTCCTTTCAAACGAGTCTGTATCCTCGCATTGGAGTGCGTCTTCATTCGTCATTGTTTCGGCGTTAGCGGTGTCCCCGCCGGTCTTTCTGATTGCCGGAAGAACCTCGCTTGTTACCCAGCGTTTAAACTTTTTGGCTGTCGGAAGCTTTGACCACATTACTAAGCTGTATAAGCCCGATTCGTTGATGAAACTTGGATACTGGTTACGACCAAGAGAGTCTTTGATGGATAGGGTAGCATTTCGTGCCCCCATCTTTTTGTCTTCATCATCCACACGGTTACGAAGTGCTTGGTTGTGATTTGTATAACCAAGAGCTGTAGCCACATCTTTACCAACAAACCAAGGTTCGCCATTAATTAATATTGTACGTACCTTACCAAATGCCTTATTTTCAAAGATTATTAATTCGTTACTCATATTAAGTTCTCCTTCCAACTATAAATATTTAGACGCACTAATTGCCTATCGTAACTTTTCTAAATCTTCTGCTTCCGTATCAAGATTGAAAGCTTCATTACGTAGTTTACTCGCAAGCTCTCTCTCTTTATCAGCAAGCAAACTAATTTTCTTCTGTCGCTGTGCCTGTACCTTAAGGCTCCACTGATACAGTTTTCGCCACAAGGCATCATAGAATTTAATGAGCCACATTAAGACACCCCCCTTACTTCTTCAAATGATGATAAAAGCGTTTCCCTGCTTCCTTCTGTCTTGCTTCGGAGAAGTTGCTAATGCGTTTCAGATATCCGATAACACGAGTACCATAATCTACATCATTACTCCCACATTTCACACAATGATTTTCTGTGTCTGTGTTGATATAGCCACAATCATTGCAAATCGTACATAAGACATTGGTTGTCCAATACTGTACGCCATAGTCGGCACACAGCCTATACAAAAGGACAAACTGTTCTGCACTCAACATCTGTTCAAGATTCAGATGTAGAGCCGAGCCACCATCAAGGTACTGCACAATATCCTTTGAATACAGTTTGATTTTATCGAGTACGTTCACCTTCGTGTCTTCTACAGGGTAGAAATAACTATTGTAGCAACCACGAGGTACATAAAGACCTGCTTCCTTGTCCCATTTAGCATTTTTAACGCCGAGATTTTCGGCAGGGACAAACTCAGTATTAAAGCGGACGCCGTACTCAGACAGAGCGGCCTTATTGGACATCGTAAGGAAAGACAACAAGGACTGTAAGTAATTCGGATATTCCTTATCTGTCACTGCACCTTTCTTGTCTCTCAGGTACTCAAAGTATTCCAAGACACCATTGACACCAAGGGTCAAGAACTGTTTATCAATGTCCATAAATCCCTGTGTGTAAGCAGGGAGCAAACCTGCATCAATGTAACCTTTCAGCACTTCACGATGAGCCAACAGGTACTTATGTACTCTGTCCACTACTTCGTCAAGCTTAATCCCACACTGACCGATGCGGTTGATGTTCAAGCTAATGACACGAGCAGAACCCGTAACAACACCACCTGCGCCCAAAGTGTAGCTGAACGTGTTATCAGCTAATTCATTGCGCAAGCGGCAACAAGACGCAAGACTATCTACCTTATCAGACATATAGACAAAGAAGGAAAGACCCCGTGCCTGTTCATCTGCCAGTGTATACATAAAAGTATTATCTTTGAAATCACCTTTGCCATCGGTCAAGAGTGCGGCGGTGACAACAGGGAACGTCAACAATTCTTTTTTTCGTTCTTGTCTGAACCATTGCAAGAAATATCTCTGCAAACTATAGGTGCTTTCAATGTCTACCTGTGTACCGTCTGGATAGTAGAAACCCCCAAACATTTCTTTCAGGTAATCATGGTCAAACACACTAATGTTCCAAAATACCGACTGGTCACCTCTTGCGCTAGCTGGCTGATTCAGTGCGTAGACAACACCCTGAAATTCCTGAGCGACTTCTTCAAAATGCTTCTTGAGGTAATCTTTGCCCCACTGTTTGCGTGCAAAGTAATCAAACATATGGAGAAACTCAACGGTAGCAATAGCACCACTAAAATTACTTGCAATCTGATAAACAAGATTGACAAATGAGCCGCAAAAACTCTGCAAGTTCTTGGGTGCTTTAGACACACCACCTAAACACTTCGTACCTTCCAACAAGAAGGGATACAAAGTGATACTGGCACAATAAGGCTTCAAAGATGTTTCATCATGTGTATAGATATAATGATTTGCAAGGTCATCTTCATACGCCTTTGCCATATCTTCACCAAACATCTGAGTCAGTTTGTCTTTAACCAACTTACGATTAATCTGGATAGTGTCTGGTTTAAATAATTCAGCTTCCAAGCCTGCAATCGTCTTCTGAGTAACATTACTGTTCGCATCTACCTTAGATGCCGTAGCGGCATTGGGAGACACCATATAATCATGGATGTACTTAATCTTTTCTTTTAAATCAACCTTTGGTAACATTCTCCACCTTCTTCCAAAATTTGTGTGTCTCATCCAAAAAGCAAGGCTGAACAAACACCACATTGTCATTTTTATCTAAACGGTAAGACTGCGAGATGTAGTAAAAGCGTTGATTTGTCCGAGGACTTTCAAGGCCACCTAAAGTCTCAACATAGGGGCCTGTCTTCAGCCAAGTACAATGCCCTTCAACTGCAATCATCTTGTCATGTTCTTCATCATCACTCCCACTATACAGCCCTGTAGGAGCAATAAAGGACAAATCACTGAGGAGAGCGATTAAAGATTCATCTGTGATATGCTTATTATTTGTACCACCCATTACAACAATAGCGTTTGCCCCTGCATCAATGGCGTCCTGTGCTTCTTCTAAAACATCAATAAGGGGCGTTAAGGGTACATCTTCTTTCTGTAATTCTGGACTGTGACAGCCAACACAATGCTGTTTGCAAGCCCCTAATTCAATCGCATAGGCCAGTTTATCAGGCAATTCGTTGAATGTAATATCTGTATTAACAACAGGGTACTTTAAAACTCTTGACATGATTCATCTTCCTCTCCAAGTAATCTGTGTCTGTCCTTATCCCAATGGAGATAGCCTGCAAGCCCTGTTGAACCTGCAAAGCGATTCTTTAAGACACGAATTTTAATCAAGTTTCTTTCAGATTCATCCTCTGCCTGTTGATTGCGTTCAAGGGCCAATACTTCATCAGGTAACTGCTTCAATGTACCACTACCCCGCAAGTCATCCAGAGAGATGATTCCACCTTCTTCAAAGGATTTTTCACCACTTGTCTTTTTCAAATGGGATATAACAATCATTCCGACACCCGTTTCTTCAACGAGTGACCTTAATTGCGTCATCAACTTATCAATGGTCTTTCGCTCATCTCCACCCTCATCCATGCCAGACACGGCAATAGATATATGGTCAAAGATAATAAAATCACACTGTTCCGCCACGGCTAAATAGCGGATACGCGACAACAGGTTCCCGCTCTCAACAGAACCAAAATGGTCATAGAGGACAAATCGTTTATCGCTGAACAGCTCTTCATAGGCTGTCTTTAACTTATCCTTGTCTACACTACCCCACATAATAGATAGAGGTTTTTCAACATGGATAGACAACAACTCGCGGAGTGTCTTCTTCGGATTTTCTTCAAGAAAGACAAGCCCAATTTTCAGTCCATCCTTCACCTTGAGTTTGTAGGCAATCTCACGAGCCGCTGTAGACTTCCCAATGCCTGTGCCTGCTGTCAGCATCACCAATTCCCCTTTACGGAGTCCCTTCGTGATACTTTTCAGCCCCTTGCACCAAGGGTAGTCATAACACTGAGCTTCTGTGTCATCACTAAAAAATTCATCTTCAATGTCAGCGGCGTTGATAATCCCATCTGGCCTATATTCCTTCGCGGTGAATATAGCCTGTATGATTGCATCTCCCTTACCTGCTACAAGACATGCATTAGCATCTTTTTCTGGTAAGTCTGCAATCTTTAGTTTGTGTGGGGACAACATCCCCTGCACATCCTCAACAGCCTTTCGTCCCTGAGCGTCCATGTCAAACATGACAATGACTTCATCAAAAGACTCTAGCCATTCGAGGTTTTCTTTAAAGGTACGTTTAGCCGACGTACACCCATGAGGTAAAGACACAACAGGCCACTTGTTACCACCCATCTGTGACACAGTCAGACAATCAATCTCTCCCTCTGTAATGACAAGCTTCTTGCCACTATGGAAAAGATTCTGTCCAAAAAATCTGTAAGCAGAAGTACCGTTCAGATAGAACTTCTTGTCCTTTGTTCGTAACTTCTGAAAAAGAACAGAACCGTCCTCATCACAATACTCTGCGACTTGAACGGTTCCTAGCTGTGTCTTTGTAACATAATAGCCATAACGCTCACATGTTTCAGCAGACAAACCTCTCGCGCGGAGTGTCTTAAACTCCATGTCCTCATGGGGAATAATGGCATGTTTAGTCACCTCTATACCTTCTTTCGGAAACTCTGTATGATGACAACTGAAACAGTATGTGTGTCCATCGTCATACAACGTAGCGGCATCATGACTTCCGCAATAAGGACACGGAATATGTGCCTGTACAATTTCCGACATGGTTAGTCGTCCCCATAGTGTACAGCAAGTGTGTATTTGTTCTTAATGTCCCTCATGGTTTTGCGCTGTGCATCGGACATGTCCTTTTCATTAGCACAACCAACCAACAGCACATAGACGGAATCTTCCGCATGAGCGAGTCTATAGTCACCATAAGCAAGGAAGGGAATCCCTTCTTTTACTTCACCGTTCGGCATCACAATCAAATGATACCCGATATTGAACAGCCCTTCTCGTCGCTGTTCTACATAAATTTCCCGAACGGTCTTCACCTTCGGTTCAAATAAGACACGCACCATGTTAGTTTCCTCTCTTTCTTTGTACTTTAAATTCATTTTCTCACCCCAATATTATTTTTTATTTTTGGGGATAAGACCTTTTGTAGACTTCTTCTTTTCTCTAAACCATGCGTCGGGAATCTGTCTAGTGGAGTATTTAAATCCATTTTTCTCCGCCCAATCCGCATAGGTTGTCTTACTGCCTTTATACAACTTCAACTTAGGATTCTGGAAGACAAACCGAATATCCAAATCAGGATACTGCATCTTGATAAGCAAGTGCTTCTGTCTGTCTTCCCTCTCAAAAATCCCTTTTGCTTCTATAATGATTCCATTTGGCAACACAAAGTCTGGAGTATACTTATGCTGTGTAGCAGGTTTTTCATAATTGATGTAGTACATCTCATACTTTTCCTGCTTCTTCAACTCTTGAATCTGTGCGCTAATTGTGTCTTCAAAATGGCTTCTCTTTTTAGGTGGTCTGTATGTATACGCACCCCCATTACAAAAACTTCTTCTCAGGTCTTATCACCACACTTTAGAAATCTTCACCGTCATCCGAACCATCCGTGAACGGTACGTCTACATCCGAACGTGTGTCTTCTTCATCGTCCTCAATGACAGACGTAGAATCAAAGGCGTCTTCATGCTTCTTAAAGCCAAAAGAGCTTGCATCCTGCCCATTACCATACGGAACGTACTTCAACAACTGAACCGCCTGCAAGCGGAAAGACACACCAAAGTTTTTCGATGTATTGTAATACGGAAAGAGCTGATAGGCTACAGCAACAACACTACCATTCCCAATAGAACTCTTGATTTTTCGAGTGACAGGGCGTTCAGCACCATCAAAGACAGGAACAACCTTGTCAATTTCTTTGCCAGCTTTCGTTACAATGTGAGCATTGGTAACAAATTTGACGCTTGCGTCACCATTATCATCTTCACGGTACGAACCCATGTTAGGCTCAGCGGCAAACTTTTTGTTCTTGAGTGTTTCTTTAAATTCTTCCCAAATCGTCTGGGCTTCCTGCATCAAGTTATTCATGTCTTCAACAGACGGAACAAGTGTAATGCTATATTTATTTGTGTCTGTGCCATTAAAGGTTTCTGTGTCTGCTAAATGACACCACATAGCCTTCCCTGTAATTACACCATCATTCATGTTCATGTTTCATTCTCCTTTTTATAATAAGCTTGCACGAGTAACTAAAATCATGCCGTCGGCATTTTCGAGTAGTAAATCTGCTATGGCTGTCTTAATGCCATCATCAAGCTTTACATGCTTCCTGCGGGACTTAGCGGCAATTACGCCTAAAAGACACAAGGTATCATTGTCATAAGTTCCCCCATATAAAAATCGCAGGAGCTTGTTTGCATAGACAGTATAAGGTTTGTTCATTGTTTCCTTCATGTTCATTTCTCCTTTTTGTAATGGTTATTACAATACGATACGTTCCCCGTTCTTGATTGTATCTAACCACATTTCATAGACACAAAGTTTATCATAATCAGCTTTCATATCTTCCTCAGTACCTTTATGCCCCATACGGAGCCGATATTTAAGGATGTTACCTTTCAGGAATCCAATAAGTTCTTCATGACTAAAGAAAGCTTGCATCACAAGAATAGGCTCTACAACTGCATTACGGTAATGTTTATCATGCAGGATGTCTTCCTGTGTGTCTTCTTCTTCACAGATAGGAAAAACACGCTCTTCATTAACCATGATTACTTCATCACTGCCACGGAACCGTACATCGTATATTACTGGGCAAGTTTCAGGAAATACCGATATGTGTAGACCAACAACTACTGCATAACCACTTTCGTGTGGTGGCATAGCCGCCCAATCCGACATGTCTACCCATACAATATCAAAGATATTAATTTTTCTCATGGTTAATCTAGTCCTTTCCTGTGTGTCTTCTTCTTCACAGATAGGAGTAATACACCGTTCATCAACGGTGATTACCTTATGACTTCCACGAAACTGTACACAATACATTACTGCGTCGCTTCCAGAGATAACACGTATGTCAATAACTACTGCATAACCACTATCATGTGGTGGTGTGAACGAACAGTTAGACATATCAACCCACACGGTATCGTCAATATTAATTTCTCTCATGGTTCATCTAGTCCTTTCCTGTGCTTCCAAATCCTTTGTGTGTCCCTTCTTTTGCAAGGGAATCCACTTCTACTAATTCATTCGGAACGTTCTCTACAAGCATAATCTGTGCAATACGTTCCCCTTTATTGATTCTTGTAACACTACTACCGATATTTTCAACAAGCAAAAACAATTCATCAACATAGTCACTATCAACAATCCCTGTGCCATTGGCTAGTCTCAGTTTTGTTTTGAAACCTGTAGAAGAACGGACATAAACTTCTAAATGGTATCCTTCGGGAATCTCAAAAGCTACACCCGTCGGAATCTTATATGCTTTATCTTGCCCCCTTTGAGGGTATAAAGTCACTGTGTCATTTGCGAATACATCATAGCAAGCGGCAGACGCTGTAGCCTTGTAAGGTGCTTTCGCATCTGGCGTTACACGCTTGAATTTTAAAGACACACTAGATTTAGATGTTGCCTTTCGTCGCTTACGTACTGTTGCTTCTGTCATGTTTTATGCTCCTTTCAAAAACTGAATACTTGAATACTTTCTTTCTTCACTACGTGGCACAATTAAAAAAGACACCACTTGAAGACTTTCTTTCTTCACTACGTGGCACAATTAAAAAAGACACCATGGAAGATTGTTTTTCTTTCTTCACTACGTGGCACAATTAAATGTTTGTGTCTTATCCTTCGATAAAGAGAAAAAGACACACAAAAAGAGAAATATTTAAATTATTTATATTAATTATTAATTATCATCAATAATAAATAATAAAAGAGAAATATTTAAATTATTTATATTAATTATTAATTATCATCAATAATAAATAATAAAAGAACTATAAGTATCTTAAAGTATTTTTAAGTATATATAGTTACTTTAAGTATCTTATAGTTCTTTTCTCTTCTCTTCACTACGTGGCACAATTACAAATCATGTTATATTTATGCAAAACAATACTTACTATTGACTACATCATCAAGATTTAGGTTCCCCTTCGAGGGAATTTTAGGTATTTCTTTTCCTTCGGGTAACATATATTCAACATCCTTTAACCACTCCTCTAAGTAATTGTGGTCTTTGTACATCTTGACTAATTCAGTACGAATAGCCCTGAATAAGTCCCCTGCATGTTCAATATCTGTGCCAAAGCTATCATGAATCATGAAAAAGTTGATATTTCCTTTTTCAGATTGATTCATGATTACCCTTTGCATGTGACACGCATCCATTGAATGAATAAAGTTAGGGGCGATTGCTTGTGCTTGACCCCTTGTGTCTATATCGGTGCTGTCTTGGGGTACATAGATGCGAATGAAACCGCCATTAAAGCGCATACGGCACGTTTCCATGTTAGGTACAAATTTATTCTGTTGGATAGGTAAGCCATTAGGGCTTGTCCATGCTACAGCTTCCCCATTCTTGCCAATCATCCCTGCAATCTTTTTCAGCCATTCCATGCCCTCTACGGCCTTTACAACCGTGGTGGTTACAGCGTCCCAAATGAGACCTGCCATGTAGTTTGCGGCCTGTGAGCGACTCAAGAAGATAGGATTGTCTTTATGTTCATCCAACCATGGTTTGATAATGTCTGATTTGAGATTTTCGGAGAAGCCATAAGTTCTCGACCCATACGCAAGGGTCATGACAGAACGCTTGCACACTTTGCGCTTGATACCGTCCGAACCGAATTTTTCGCGGCCATACATCAGCCATTCAGACGCAAGCTCTTTTGTGCCATATGCAATGCACTTTTTGCCCTTGTTGTCAAGTACAAAATCGCCTGTTTTCTTATCTTTTTTGAAGTCATCTGCTGTCCCTTCTAATGCGTCTTTATGTAAGACAACATTTACTTTATCGGCCACAACTTGATAAATGTCATGTACGGTTTCGTCGGGAATTAGATTGACGTTCTTACCCCCTATTTCATCCGCAAGAAGCATAGAGAAGTGCTGTAGACCTGAGCATGTACCATCAAAGCTAATAGGAAGACCTGATTTGAATCCAACAGCAGACCCGTCATGCTCAGCTTGATAGACACGGAGTCTTTCAAACTCAAAGCAGAAGGCCAGAAATTCCATGGGACTTTCATCACCTGCCACTTCGTCCCACCATGTGTACGTTAAAGGGGAAGCGGCACTCTGTAAAATGTTGTCTTCATTGTCAAGTACCCATTTGATACGGTCATCAAAGGGAATCTTGTCAAGACCTGCGAATCCTGCGCCTGCGATGTAGAACCATTTTAATGATTCTTCATTTGTCAAGGGTGTTGGCTCTGCAAATAGCAAAAGAGCTTTTTGTGTGTCGTCGCCTTGCGGATTCAAGGCAGGACACATTGGGTAGATACGGCCACGATAGTCTAAGTTCCATGGGAAGTAGATTTTTTCATACTTGCTATACTTTTTAGCACAACCTAACGTGGTATTTGTTCTAAGAACCTTGGATACTCTGGCCCGTTCGTGCTTGTAATACACAACAAGCCGTTTCTTGTGCGCTTCTAACTCCTCGGGTGTCGGGTCAATCAAATGTGGAATTTTGGGCGTTTCGTCCGTTCTGGGAAGGCCCCCTAAGCCCCCATGGTTCTCCATGATAGACACCATGGTATCAAGTACACGCTGATTGATTATGAATGGAGTGGCTTGCAGGGCATTTACACATTTAAAAAGCCATGCCAAGTCAAGCTGTTCGCATTTTCGGAGATATTGAGTCATAAATACATTTTTTTGGTTAAAATTAGCACGGATGAAATGTGCAAAGGGGGCATTAGCTCCGTAATAAGCACCTTCCCATACTGTTGTCCATGGTTTGGGTGGGATGACACAAGGACTAAATTTATAGCTATTCAACGCCATAATATCAATACTTTTCGCCCATGTCTGTACAAGCCAATCATTCGCTTTAAGTAGCTTTTGATTCCCTTCTGCTTTATAGTCAAAGTAGCCACTCCCTTTTATGACTGCTTCTAGGATAACAGTCATTAGCTTATAAAGACCTTCTTTATCCATAGTTTGGGGCGCAAAGTTCATAATTTTATATGCTTTTTGTGCATATCGCACTTTAAATGTCATTTGCATACGATGTTTCAGGCCATCTTCAAAAAAAGCTCCATCTTGTCGTGTTGCCTGCTTTAAGTAGTCGTAGCTAATGACTTCTTCAGTGAAAGAAGACACCAGTTCATGTAAGTTATTGTTAAAGTCTACATATGTATCCTCAGAGGTATGCATGACAAAACCAATCAAAGTATTTAGAGTAGAGGTTATGCATGTCTTAATAAGTGTGTCTTCATCCCCTTCATATAAGCTTTTAAGTTGGTTCACAACACCTTGATATTTAGGCACTACGCCACGCTTTTTCTGGGGAAATAAAACGTTTTTAACGTTCGTATAGCAGTCTGAAAAGACATGCTCCATCAGCTTACTGCCCACTTTTGTTTCCCCTGCTGTGCCTTTTAAAGCCGCTTGTTCATAGGTAGCACGTAGCACCTTTTCTGCAAAGTCTTTTGATTCTTGTTCAAGTGCTAATTGTTCCTGTAAAGTACCTTTGATTTTTTCCATGGTATTACCTTCCTTTCTAGTAGGCGGAACTATTAATATTTCTTCAATACGTGGCACAATTAATTTCATAAAAGCAAACTAATGTTTGGTACTTAGGTATAAAATTGGCTTGTCCCTGCCGTGTTGGTAAAGACACGCCTAGATTAGAACAGTTGTTCGTATTGCTAGTATGCATCCTTTCTTAAGACAACATTCAAGCCATCCAAATAATAATTATCAACTACTTTGAAATTTTTACCCATTACCTTTTCAACAACTCGACGTGTTACGGGTGCGGCGACGTAATTCATCCCATTAAATTCATTTTCATCTACCCATTTGTCACGTTCCTTTTTTGTTGGGAAGGCATAAAAATCATAAGCGTTTCCACCCATACTTGCATAGGAAACATTAATTCCATAGCTACAATATTCAGCGTAATACATAAGCACTCATCCTTTCCTTGCTACCTTGTAAGACTCTAATGGCCTTAATCAGACATGCAAACTAGTTAAGTGTGCTTGCGTGTCTTGTTAAAGTCACAGGAGAAAACAGCGTACTCGTTCATGCTCCCCGCATGACAAGAAGTCGTATCCAATAAGATGCTCTGTAAAATCATCATTTGGGAGAACTAACTCGCCCCCGATTTCTACAGAAATTTCATCTTTTTCGTTATAGGTGTCTCCCAATAAAATAATTGCTAATCCGTTTTCATGCACTTTTCTCGCTTCATCAATGCTTACTTGTTTCATCGTGGTTCTACCCCCTATAAATGTTCAATATAATTGGCTAGACAACAAAGGCCAATAAGGAAGGCGATGTAGACAAGGCCGTCTATCTTGTGCCATATTTTCAACATGGTTATTTCTCCGTTTCTGCCAGTGTCGCAAGGGACTTTTTACAGCCCCCTGCTTTTTGTACTGGCCACTACAATTTCTATCTGTCACGACCCGTCTTGACTAGCATTTTTTCCATGCAGTCGCCGCAAATTACGTTTGTGTCTTCCTTGCCCTTTACGGTCGCACCGCATTTAGGGCAAAAGTACGTTACGTTTTTGGGAGTTGATTTCTTTATTTTCTTCTTCTTTTCACCTTGCATGCGGAAAAGCGTATGACAAGGAATTAGAAGTTCATTTGGCATATCCTGAAATGCCTTGTCAAATGGCCCACCTTCTACGATGTAATGGGTGACGTGTTGCCCTGTCCGCTTTCCGAGGGGCGTCCCATCAGAAGATGTGATAAGACCAACACGTTCCATCTTTTCTGCGAAGTCCTTGTTATGATAGCATCTACGAGGTGCAGAGCCATCATATTCCTGCCATAAGTGACACATTTCATGGACAAGAGTGCTATATACGTCCTCGTCCGTGCGCTCCCCATCCTTGAGGATGTAATCAGGATTGAGAGCAATTTCACCCCATTTTCCCGCTTCTTTTTCATCTGGCCATTTCTGATTCGTCCAGATGGATGGGATGAAATAGCCGAACGTGTTACGCTCACGATTCAATGTAAGCATAACTTGCGGCAGGCTGTCTTTAAATAACGCTTTATTGAAATAATCAAAGGCTTGCTGTAATACAGTGTACTGCTTTTCTGTTGGTTTTACTAAAATTTTAGATTCCATAATAATTTACCTTCCTTTCATTGAATACCTAAGGGTAACTAATGCCCTTATTCAAGGCCATAGGCTTTCACTTATGGCCTTTGATAAAGACACAAGCTAACGTGCTTTATTCATCGTCATCATCATCATCATCAATTTCAAAGTCGTAATTTTCATATCGTTCATCCTCAATTAGCCAGTCTGCTAATTCACTGAGGGAAACAATACTATTCGTGTCACTAATAAGGCTGTACACACTTTGAATATTGGCATATCCGTTAAAGTAGAAATAAGGGTCATTAAAGGTGTAATCCCCATAGTAAATAGCACGGATAGCGTCACTAGGACGACTAAACAGTTCATTGAGTACGTCCTCATCGTTTTCATAGATAACGTCATCGGGGCGGCAGTCATACGCGTAGTCATTCCAGATATAAAGAACGTCCTCTTCATCCATTTCATCCATCTGATTAATAAGCATTTCTTTCAATTTTTCGTCTGTCATGGTAATTTCTCCCTTCTTGAAAATGGCTTGTCTCATCGGTAGGACGGTAGCCACCCGTTCCTAGACACGAGGATTAGACCCCGTGTTTCGACACTTAATCAAGAACTTGAATCCAATTTCTACGTTAGTCATTGTTTTGCACCATTTTCTTATGAATTTTATCACTTACTAGACATAAATTAGATATGCCGAAAATTTCCGCTTCTACGGTCTGTAATGTCCCTCTTGATATATCTATCCAAGAGGTGTCATCCATATACTGAATGACATAACACTGCGCCTGTTTTTTAATACGTAAGGTAATATTTAAATATCTTTTAATGTATTCGCATGTATTTTCTATGCGTGTTACTATTTCTCTTTCATTTGTCATAATAAAGTACCTTCCTTTCAATTCCTTGGCTTGTCTCATCGGTAGGACGGTAGCCAGCCGTTCCTAGACAAGGGATTTTTAGTCCCTTGTTTCGACTTCTTCTATGTATTTACGCCATTCTCTGTCTAATATCCCATCACGGATATAATCGACAACTACGTTACGCTCTTCCCTGTTAGGGATTTGAAGCGAGAGTAAAATGCGTAAAATGTTCAGTTGGTCAAAATAATCGTCCCTAGCGGCATCTATTCTATCGAGGTTTGTTTCTCGATAAACATAGGCTTGAATTAGACCTAATTCAGAAATTGTGTCTAAAATCTTTTCTTGCAGTCTTGTCATTGTTGTCATAATACAGTACCTTCCTTTCTAAAAGGCTTGTCTCATCAGTAGGACGGTAGCCAGCCGTTCCTAGACACGAGGATTAGACCCCGTGTTTCGACACTAGTCATGATAGATACGAATGTACCTGTCACCATTCCCATGGATGAGGATATATTCCCCTTTATCCTCGATAATGTCACCTTTATGGAGATAGCAAGTCGTTGACGCATATTCCATCCGTTCTAATGGTTCAAAATGAGTTACCGTGAAGCACATTCGCCCACTTTTAAAAATGCCTACATCCTTGAAAAGACGAGACTTTTCCATACAAGCCACTCTCTTTCCATTCAGTCTCTTGTACAATTCACTTCTTTTCATGGTGATTACCCCCTACATATCGCGCATCAGTAAGACATAGCGGCGTACATTTGTATAGCCATCATCGCCGACTTCCCAGACTTCGAGCCAGTCTGGATAATAATATGCTTCCCCGCTGGCAATGGCATCGTCATAGTCGGCAGTTTCCATTTTCCGAGCGGCGACAACCGCCCTGAAAAGGTTCGGGGCTTCGACGGTACGAGAGCCGTTTGTCCTTGTTGCTTCACTATATTCATCATAATTATTGATGTTTTCGATGATTCTTTCTTGAATTACGCGGCTGATTTCATACTTTTTCATAATATAACCCCCTTGATATTGAATAAAATGTTCTTAATCGTTGACTACATGTTATCATGTTCATCAACGTTTGTCAAGCACCTTTTTAATTTCTTTTTGGTGCTTTCCTTTTCGTTGATTACATGTTACCATGTTCATCAACGTTTGTCAAGCATTTTTCAAAAATATTTTAAAAGACACGCAAAACAGCATAGCTAAGTCATTTATTATAGACACGCAATAAAGATATATAATAATTATAATATATTTCCGTATGTCATTGTGTCTGCGCGTCGCATCTAATAGATACTATACAGTTATTGTAGCGGCCAATACAATGGTGCTTCTCAAGGATGCTAAGAGAGTCTAAGAGAGTCTAAGAGAGTCTAAGAGAGTCTAAGAGATACTGGCGAATACCAACAGATGGCAGAACACATGTAAAACCACGACTGAACAAAATTTCAAAAAACATATGAACAACCATTCATATATAAAATAAAACAGATAACAGTTGATCCAGTCAACTATCTAAAAAATAAACATATGAACAACTATTCATATATAAAACAAAACAGATAGTCAACTAGTTGATTCAGTCAACTATCTAAAAATAAACATACAAATCCTACACGGTTCCGTGTGTACCATATAAAAAATATATGAAATACACTTGACAAACACTTGATAAGCACGTATAATAATGGCAGAGCTTGAGAGGAAGTGATGTAGAATATGATAGATTGTATTGGCCGATACAATAAGGGCTGGCTAGTTGCTAGGTTGACATGGTGTACAATCAGAACGGAAATGAATTAAAATGTATTATAGGTACTGTAAAAGTACGGAGCGGCCAAAACGAGGGCCATACGGGGGAAAACGGAAGCGGAAGCCCGACACGTAAGGCCTTACAGATTTTTTAGATTTTTCAAAGTCCGAAGCGTATCTAAGCGTACCTGAAAGGAGAAGACACACAATGACAAGAGCAAGACAAAGCCGTTCTTGAGCTAAGACACAAATATAATATAGATGATGCGTCAAGTGGTGTGTCTAAGAGCGTCTAGGACGTTTGTGATGAGTTGTAGACACCAAGGAATAGAAACTCACTGTGTCCTATTTATGATAAGGAGTTGAGGTGAAATCATCAACATCATTATTTAAATGGGTTCTAAGGATTCTTTCGTAGACTAAAGGAAATCTTAGTAGACTTGAGATAGTAAAGAATAGTAAAGAATCTTTAAGAATCTCTTTCTTTGATTTATAATCATCATCAACAATCATCATTAAAGAATTATTAAAGAATCTCTAGTCCCATATCTGTCATAATAATAAATATGAGGTACTAGCCATCATCGGCTAGAACCTCATAGATTCTATTAGATACTATATATACTTTTCGTCTCTTTTCTTCAGTACGCGGCACAATTCTTTTTTTGTTAATATGTGGCACAATTAATTTTTGTCTAATTACTACGTAGCTCTCTGATAGCTTTTATACATCTATTATTATGCGAACTATTTGTATAATTAGGCAATACAGATTCATTCAGCCAATCCTCAAGCTGTTCAGCTGTCAGCTCTGTAAGTTGACTGTCTTCATCCACATCCATGCGTTCCATAAAATAAGACACACCAATAGTCAAGGCATCCAACCTATCATCATGACTCAAGGCGTTCTTATCCCTACACAAACGTGTCATTTGATAAATCAACGAATAATGATAGTCTTGTTGGAAGACCTTAAAGTCCTGTTCGACTACTGGACGATTCACAATGAGCTTATGCCGCATCATAACAGGCTCTAGGGTGTCTATCATACGTAATTCCTTTTGCCCTCTATTGGTGACAGGCTCAATGCCACAAGGATGTATTTTATTGAAGATAGGTGTCATAAGTTTTGTGAACATACCATCCCCAAAGTTATCTTCTGGTACTACAACATCAACGTCCCAGAATTTAGCACGATTTGCCATCTGAGTGAGTGTTAAGTCTGAGTAACCTTCTTTAAAGCCCCCTACATCCATAAGGAACAAATAGCCATTAAGGTACTTTAAGATTGCATAGACTGTTTCGTCCGTCCCACGACCCGATGGGTCTATAGCCATCAATGTTGTCTGATAAGGCATTGTTTCGGGGCTTCTGGACAGCTCACTGTAGTAATAGTCCCCTGCCATGGCTGTACAGGGAATATCAGACAATAGCTGTTCCCTACCTTTTGCCCACGCCCATTTAAGGCTACTTTCCTTCATATCAAGGTTTGTGATAATCAAGTCAGATACCTTTAACGGATACTTTTCCGCATCAGACAACCGAGTATTGAGCATGTACTGGAGAGCAAACCCTGCTTTCCCATAGGACAAGGAACGCTTCGCAATTTCTTCCTCATTGAAACGCAAGGGGTCTGTAGGCTTCCCTTCAAGACTAGGGTCAGCTTTCAGTTTGTTCCAAATAGAGGGAGCAAGGGAGTCACCATAATTATCTTCTACCCTAGATAATTGAGGATACAAGACAGGCCAGATACGGGCAATATATCCACGGTCTTGTAAGGTGTTGTACAAACTAGATTCTGTCTGTGGTGTCCCTAGATATATGATTTGACCATTTGGCTTTAGGATTGCGTCAAATTCCTTTACGGCTTCTGAAAGCTTATCACGCTGTTGTTGTGTTGCTGAGTTCTTAGGGACTTCCACGTCATCGGCAATCAGAATGTCCGCACGTGTCCCTGTAATCTGCCCTGTGATACCTATAGACTTTACAGACGGAGAAATATCAGGAACGACACCCCCTACATCAAAAATGTTCTGTGTGTCTAACTGCCCCTTGTCCGCTATCATATCAGACAGGAAAGGGAGTGTCTGTATGATACGCTTGATAAAGCGAGCGTTCGCATCCGCTCTGTCCCCTGATGCAGACACAATCAAAATCTTTAGTTGTCTTTCCTTCCACAATCTCCACACCACATAAGCACATGTCAAGAAGGACTTTGCAACACCACGGAACCCCTCAAGAATAATACGGTCTTTAGGGGGATTCTGTAGATAGTTTGCAATGTCAATCTGAATAGGGGTAGGCTGTGGAAGGTCAATAGACCGCCAGACAATATAGACAAATGCCCAGAAGTGTTCACGTGCCTTCTGGACATCCGCTTCATTCCACTTCAATCTATCAACCTTCTTTCACAAGTTCCATGAAGTCAGGAATCTTAGATGCTTCCTGTTTTACTTCTTTGACACCTTCAATCTCAACTGTGGTGTTGAAATCGTTGTCTTTCAAGAACTGTCGTACCTTTGCGAGAAAGGCAGGATTTTTACGCTGTTCATCATCCCCAAGCCCTTCTAAGAGGGCCTGTACTTCTTCTGTTGCTAAACGGTCAATCAATTCCTGTGGAATGTTAAAATTAGCCATATATCATCATCCTCTCTCCATACTGCATACTTTTAAATCTTTGTGTGTCTTCCCAAATACAATAATTGCACTAGGGAAAGGCGCACTATTCTTACTGTTTCCAAACTTCAAACGTCCTTTGATAAAACGAATTTCATTCGCTTTCATTGCGTAGTCATGCCACCATTTTGTGTCTGTGCGTGAAGGTACAAGACAGACAACTGTTGTCTTTGCTTCCATAGCCTTCTTCATCCATGCCCCTATTTTTTTTCCGTATGGAGGGTTCATCCAACAGACACCCTGCCAATCATGTGATAAACCATCATCAAGGGGAGAAAAGAACTTAGAGCATTTCGCATTTTCAGGGGTGGCACATACATCTATATCAAAATGAAATTCATCATTCAAGCTATTAAATAAATCCTGTGGCGTCTCCCACACTTCATTTTCACTGCTATATAAAACCTTATTAATAGCCATTATGCTTCTCCTCACGAAAAATAAAACTCCCCATAGGTAAATACACCTAAAGGGAGTTACATAACTTCTACCCCCAAGATATTAAGGGATAGACACAATTTTAACATCATCTCCGTATCTCCTGATAGCAGAATCAGGGCTACAACCAAATCTGTATGGGAACAAAGGACACTTCACTAATTCACATTTACGTACTTCCGCATCATTACCTGCACAACAGTCCATGCATTTATCACGGATTGCACGTGTATAGGAAGTATTAGTGACCTTCCTCATTAAAATCTTATTACTCATCGTGTACACCCCCAAACTAATAAGCCACCTGCAACAACCCATGCTAAATCACGCTGTCGCTCCATCCGCTTTACCGACTTATTCAGAGAGTCCGTTTGCTTTTGCAATTCCGTCAAGTTCTGCTTGTAATCTGTCAAGTACACTTGCGCTTTCGTCAGCTCTTTCTGCGATTCTGTCAGCTGTTCCTTGAGCTTCTGAGAGTCCTGCTGTTGCGCTGTCGACTGCTTCTGTAGCTCTGTCGTCATCTGTCGTAAGCTGTTGAATTGTTCTATTGACATTTCCACTTTCTGCGGATTCTGTGCGTGAACTGTAGAAGTAGACACAGAGGGAAAGACACAGAAGCACACCAACAGTGAAAGACACAAGCAGAGCTTTTTTATTCTGTTGGTCATTAATCACCATACACCCCCTTTAAGTCTTCTTCCCATTCATCCAAATGCTCATGATCTTCCATAGACAAAGGACTATTCAAATACCCTTCGTCTTCTGCATATAATAAAGCCTGTGCTAACTGTCCTAATTCATTATCATCTGCGTTCATAATTTTATTACATAAATGTTTTCTAATATTTTCATACATATCTAATTCAGCTCCTCATACCATTCATTCATATCTACATTGGTGTCTCCAATACACTCGCTATCACTGTACTGCCAGCCCGCTACATGTTTATCTGGATAATCCTGTGCAAAGCCATTGTATCCACGGTAGTCCGCAATCCAATACGGTACATAGTCAGCAAGCAAGTCAGGCCGAATGGAGTTTGTCATATCGGCAGTGCATTTCAAAGTAGAGGTATAAATCCCTGCTCTGTGTCCTGCCCCATTGCAAGCAACAATAAAGGCTGAACAAAGGGCTGTGGTGTCTACACCCTCGGCAAAACATTCATCAGCTTCACAGTCAAACCAAATGCCCATAGGTGGCACATCAGCACCGAGCAAGTCCAAAACCGTCTGCGCTTCTCCCTTTGCTCTTTCGGGTGTCTGAGCATGTGAGAAGCAATATACACCCCAAGGGATACCACGTGTCTTACATTCATTTACGTGTCTAATCCATGTATTTTCTTCTGTACAACCTTCCGATATTTTAACAATGACACCTTGTACGCCAGCGACTTCCACTGCGTCATAATCAATATCTTTCTGATAATAGGAAACATCAATTACTTTACTAATCATCTAAATAACACCACCTTGTTTAATAACAGTATAAAATAAACTAAGGATAATACATTCTAACCAAATAAAACAAAGAATAATTGTACAGGCGTGTTTGTCATCTAATCGTGCATGAAGGATAGTAGCGACAACAAAACAAAGAAAGCAAATGTTAAATATAACAGAAAGATTAATCATCTAACTTGTCCACCTTCTTTTCATGTGCAATCTGTGCTAAAGCCCCTCGAATAAAATTAGGAATATACTGACCATAACCCATACGGTCAATATTTTCCACAATACTTAAAGCTTCCACGATTGCGAAAGCTCCAATAAAAAGTGTCCTTACCATATGGGTATTCATCGCTAAATCAAGCAAGACACCCATACCAATGATAAGGAACATAGTGGCCTTCTTGTATAGGCCATGTGTGGCAATCGAACTTGCGAAAGCATGGAGTTTAAAGGAAGCCCAAAGGCCTGTGAAGATATCACAAGCCACAAGTGCAACCAAGGCATTAATTTGCTCATCCACGCCACCAACAAGCTGATTGAAGCACAACCAAGCAATAGAAAAAAGACAGCCAATCTTTACCTCTGTGGCTGTCCATAAATTCCATACTGTGTTAATCATTTTGTGTAGTGTACCTCGTTTCATTTTTTCATCTTCCTTTAGTCCTCTTTCTTCCCTACGCAGTTCCCTTCGGTGTCAATCATCCACCCCATATCATCAAGTACCTTGTCAATATCTTCTTTGTACTTAGGGAACCTTGCGATAACGTTGTTATACATAAGTTTATGTAAGATAATCTGATATGCTAAGTATTTAGCCATTCGTAGTCGCTCCTTCCATTAAGGTGTTGAGAGCATCCTCAAGAACTGCAATGCGTTCATCTAAAGAAGGTGCCTGTTCCTTTGTGTCTTCTTTTTTTGTGAACACAAAGCCCTTTTCATTATCAAAAGTAACTACATCTCCAACTTCGCATTCTTTGTCTGTCACATCTACCCAGTATGTCTTAGGGCTGAAAATGGTTGACAACTGTTCCATAGGCATTTCTGTTTCAAATATGTACAAAACTTCTCCATATAAAAGCTGTGCAAATCTATTCATTTTTAAATATCACCACCATATTCTACATAAACCCAACCTGTGTTTCCTGCGTTCGCTCCAACGTCCCATGCTGTACCCCCAGAAGCACCCCCACTGTATGACACGCCATTGGTAGCTACGTTCGAGCCATTATAAGTTAAAGAAGCACCGCCACCCCCTCTTGCAGATACAGAAGTATTAAACATAGATACTCCTCCATTTCCTGCATACGAAGGATATGGAGGTTTGCTAGCGGTATTAAAAACCCATGGGTCTCCTCCTTTTCCTACTACTATTGTATATGAAGTATTGGGAGTAACGTCTATAATGCTCGTAGTCAGTTCCCCAGTACCACCTGAGGCATGCGCTGTTCTCCAATCGGCCGCAGGGTATTTGGTACGCACTGCTAAACCCCCACCGCCACCCCCTGCACAAGTAACTTTAGCCTTTGTAACACCAACAGGGCATGTCCATGTATATGTACCTGGGCTTGTATAGGAATCTTTGTGATAAGGGGGCTTTCCACTTGCTAGGATTGCAAATTGATTACCTGTGTGTTCCTTTACTCTCCCCATGGTGGCTCTACCATCATTTTCAGCTCCTAAAGGAATGTAGGCTTCCACACCATCAACTTTAATGTACGAATAAGCATCTCCTGCTTCTGCCTGAGTGGTATAGAGTTTAACGGTTTGTTCTGTAGAGCCTTTTCTAATATGTATTGTTTTATTTAATTCTGCCATATTAATCCACCCACAATTCAGCACCATTAGGAAATACTAAATGTCCATCTGCATTAATAATAGAAGACATCATAGATGCTGTATTTTGCTTAACATCATCTACTGTAGCATACGCTTCAAATGGTGTATTATCTATACTCTTACTCAGATTACCACCACGCGAAAAGATACGGCCCTCGCTTTGACTCACCCATAATTGTGCGATTTCATCATATCCCTTTATTGGTATGTTAATAAGTTGTCCATACCATGTAGGCTGGTTATTTATTATATCCTTTCCACCATAAAAAATACTACAAAGCCCTAATTTAATCCATCCGGAATTAGACAAATCAGGAGGGACATAGTTGAATGGATAGTATTGGATACCTTCCAAAAGTGTCTTAGGCGTAACACCATCACCCCATGTGCCGTCTGCTTTTAATACTTTATTCTGTTGGCCTGCTAATGGTTTTGGAACTTTACCCCCATTACCATCAGTGTTCGCCGTAGCCCCTTTAAAATCCTGAAAGACACCAGCTGATTCTGCGGCCTGTTTAGCACTGTTGGCGGCGTTTGTCTCCGAGGTCTTCGCATTAGTTTCAGAAGCCTTAGCGTTCGTTTCAGAAGTCTTAGCGTTCGTTTCAGAAGTCTTAGCGTTCGTTTCAGAAGTCTTTGCATTGGTTTCAGAAACCTTAGCGTTCTGTTCCGACTCAAGAGCTTTTGTTTCAGAAGAGCTAGCGTTCGTTTCAGAAGTCTTTGCATTGGTTTCAGAAGTCTTTGCGTTCTGTTCAGATGTAAGAGCTTTTGTTTCAGAATCCTTAGCGTGCGTTTCAGAAGTCTTAGCATTCGTTTCAGACGTAAGAGCTTTTGTTTCAGAAGCCTTTGCGTTCGTTTCAGAAGTCTTAGCGTTCGTTTCAGAAGTCTTAGCGTTCGTTTCAGAAGTCTTTGCGTTCTGTTCAGATGTAAGAGCTTTTGTTTCAGAAGCCTTTGCGTTCTGTTCAGATGTAAGAGCTTTTGTTTCAGAAGCCTTTGCGTTCGTTTCAGAAGTCTTAGCGTTCGTTTCAGAAGTCTTAGCATTGGTTTCAGAAGATTTAGCGTTCGTTTCAGAAGCCTTAGCATGTGCTTCTGATGTAGCGGCTTCCTGTGCTTTACCAATACCATACAAAGCCCAGCTTCGAGAACTCTGTGTCTTCCCTGTGCTACTCTGCGTATCCTCTGCATTGTCTGGCGATTCTGTAGATGTAGCCCAAGCCTTAGAGAGTGTCTCATTTGTCTGAGCTTTACTCTGTGTCTGCTGTGTAGCACTCAAGGTAGCTTTTGTATCGTTAAGTATTTTTGTATTGTCCGCTACAAATCCACCTTGCACATTTTCCATGTAGTGCTTCGTTACGACATCTTGAGGGTCTTTAGGGTCGCTTACATTAACGACACGATGATTCAATGCATCCCAAAGGACTTCTTTATCACTCGTTACTTTTGTAGAGATAGCATTAGCTGTAATATAGTCCTGTTGTTCTTCCTGCAAATGAAGCATCTGAGCATCTTCTGTGTTCATATCACGTGCAAGTAGAATAGAACCATCATTCCACGTAACAATCTTATCTGTACTTGTCTGTCGATAAATAATGATATGTTCTCCAACCTGTGCAGGTGTGGTCAAAGACACGGATAAATCATTGACTGTGTAGTCTACCCCATACTCCAATGCTGTCTCCGTAGCATCGGAGTGAAGGATAGACACCATGACAAACTGCTTGCGGAGATATGAAAAAGGGAACGTATAAGTCGTTTGTGTCCCATCGGTAACTTCATATTCCACACGAGCTTTAAAGCCTGTTGTGTTTGCCACTATCTATCACTCTCCTTTTTATTTAGCTTTCAAACTGTTTAATTTAGATAATGTGTCTATAGCCTGCGTGTAGGGGATAAAATCAGGAACAGGAGCCAGATTTAACAGCGTCCGTAAATCCTTTTGTGTCCCCTTGCTGGTAGCCAGACGATAAGCACTGCGAATTGGCTTCCATGTCAAATCAGATAAAGTGTCAACGGCAGGTAACTGCTGTACACTATTCCCTACAAAGTCCCCAAAGTCTTTAGGGGGATTATTTCGGTATTGAGATACTGTCGTTCTGATTGTGGGCGCACCTGTGCCAGCTTCCCAGAAGTCATTAGCGACACCCATGGGAGACAAGAAACCTGTTCGGAAAAATGCGGCCTTCGCAAGAGCCTTATCATTCAAATAGTTTTCCTTGATGTAGTTAGCGGCATCTGTCTGTCCCAGCGCATACAGAGCGGCCATCTTAGCTCCGTTACGCGCGGCAAAAGCGGCTGTATTGGTCATAAGGGATAATGCAAAAGCCATGGCATCCTGTGCTTCATGCTGTTGAAGCATCCGCATAAACTGCGCATTGTTTGAGCGCATATTGAAGTCTTTAAACATCATGATAAGGCGCATTAAAGAGTTGGTGTCTTTCAGCATATTTCGGTTGCCTTCGGACGCACTCAATAAGACACTCTTTTCCACCTGATTCTGCATCAGATCATACCAAGCCCAGAAGGTATCAGGTTTTTCCTTTCTCCATGCATCTACATCAAAACCATCTGCAACAGTCCCTTTTTTACCATCCCACTTCACATAGGTACGCAAGTCTTTTTTCATCTGTGCAAGGTCTACAGGTCTGCCAAGGGCCTTGATATTCGCCTTGCTGAATGGATTACGTAAAGCATTGAAGGTTTCACCATGCGCCCAACGAATCGAGTCTGTAATGGCCGCACTACGAGCAGAGCGAACCATTGTGTCTGTCATATGTCCAAGCATGTTAATCTGTGAAGTGAACTTTCCTAGATTGTGTGTCATATCAGCCGCACTAATCAATAGGTTATCCACACCAAATCCACGTTTAGATAAGGCATTACGGGTCTGTGTGTCTCCCCAGTTACCACGGAAAATGTAACGTTCTATAGGTTCCCCAAAGACATGCCATGAGAGGTCTTCAACCATCTTAGAATTAGCTTTCCCAAGACGAACATCCTGTACGAATTTTCGCAAAGGATTGAAGACACCAAATACCTGTTTCAGACCACCATAAGCGATAGCACCCCCTAAGTCACCTAACTGGTTCCATCCCATCGAGCCACCACGCTTGAAGTATGCAAAGTTGTTAAGAATCTTTGTGACTGCTGAACCTTCATCATAGATGTTTCGTTCGTAGTGGTCACGCATCCCGCGGAGTCGTGCAATGTTGTCTAAGAACCACCGTTTATTTTTTTCAGCTGTGGAACTGTTTATACGCCCATCATTCCCCATGGAAGCAAGACGCGATTCATGGAGTACCTTCTTTACGAAAGCTCCATATTCATTAGCAGAACCAAGGATGTTGCGGACTGCCACTTCTCCTGCAAAACGTCTATTCGTTCTGTTCAGTGTGTGTTCAAGGTCATAGTATCTAAGGTCATTATCAAAGGAGAAGGGCTTTACTACATTTCCCTCTGCATCTTTAATATCCATGACGATACCTGTGTCCATCGGGAGACGACCACGGAAGAAATTCAAGTCCCCAAGTTTAGAGGAAGCACCATTGGTGTCTAAACCATCCAATTTATCCTCAAGTGGTTGCATGATGTTGTCTGCCCACTCTTTGCATTTTGTCTTGCGGAACTCATCAATTTCTTCATCTGTGGTGTCTTTCACCACATGCGAACGTTTCTGTTCTAGGTCTTCTTTAACCTGTTTTACCTTTTCAGAACTCTTACGTCCTTCTTTGTTTAGATAAGTTTCAGCGTCATGTATTTCACGCTGTAACTTCAATTCCTTTTCTCGTTTAATCATATCCCCTATGAGCTTACGAGAAGTCGGTGTATTGGAAGCGGCTAATGCATATTGCTCCATAAAAGCTCTTGCTCCCTTATCACCTGTGGTGGTGAAGTTAGACACAAACTCTCTGTAAGCATCAGGGTCAACCAAGCGATGAAATTCATCATCAACGGAGTACCAGCCATCCTCAATCAAGTTACGTTCAGTAGAACCCCCAAAGAGAGAGGATGAATTTTTACCAAGGTCAATGCGCGTATCATAAAGACCCTGCAAGGACTTGACGGCCTTCATGACATTCTGGTCAACCAAGTTATCATCAATGTTAATGTGTGTCTGCTGTTTAGACAGGCTGTTGAATTTATCAATTACAAGCTTATCAAATTCCTGTCTATGCGCATCCCCTTTACGAAAAGGATTAATGACACCCATTGTGCCATAATGGTCGCGTATCCATTCTTTACGAGCATCAAGAATATCACCTTTGTACTTATCAAGTTGTCCCATGATATAGTCCTTCATACGTTCGGCAGAGGGCATATTGGAACCATTACGAGATGTACCACGCCGCTGTGCATCTTCCCATAATTCAGAAGCTTTCTTAGCAAGCGTCACGGACGGAGAATGATAAGCGGCCCCATACGGAGTACGAGTTATCGCTGTGTTATCCATCAATCCTGATAAGGTATTGACGGTCTTTTCAAAGGCTGTTTTGCCTTTGCGTTCCTGTGCCAGTTCATCTGCACTCTTTTCATAGTCAAGAAGACTTTCAGGTGCAAGCATGTTGTCTTTTGAGAAATGGACACCATTTTGGATAATACTCCCATCAGGATTGACAAGGATACCCTGCTTTTTCAAGCTCTGATAGCGAACCGCTGTATTGACCATGTCGAGAATCTCGTTGTTGGTGAATCTTGATTTATCACCAAAACCCATTTCCTTTAAACCATCTCTAAAGCTAGACACCAAGGAATGACTAGACTTACGACTCAACATATCATGCTGAATGGCATAACCAAGAATCTCTTCGGGGTCTGTGCTGTTGGCGAGTCTTGCGGCCTGTGCAAACTTTGATGTTGTGTCTTTTGCTTGTGTAGACACAAAATCCATCAAGGACTGATAACGGTCAGTACCTATGGTGTCTTGCAAAGACTGATGGACACCAATTTCATGTGCTAAGACACCATCTAAGTCTTTTGCTCCATTGATGTTATCTTTGACTACTACGGTATAATTACCATGAGGAACAAAGAATCCTTTCGTATTATCAGACACTTTGATACCCATGGAAGCTCCAAGTTTCTTTGCATCTGCCAGCGACAGTGCAAATACATCATCACGCTCTGCTACAGAACTTGCAATATTCCCTTCCTGCTTCGTGAAGTATTCCGCATCATGTAGTTTTGAAGCGGCTTCCTTTGTATCCATAATGGTGTAGGGTGTCTTGAGTCCTACGGCATCACGAGCGGCACTTTCTTCAATCCTATCAGCTGTTCGGGCCAGATTAGCTATAGCAGGGTCTTTATGGAACAAGTTCTTTCCTGCCATGCCAAGGGTACGTAATACACCCCCTGAAAGCCCTGCAATCATAGCGGCCCCTGCGATACTGTCATCTGTACCATTACCAAGATTAGCGGCGTGTTGCTGAATAGCTCCCAAAGCGGCCATATTTAATGCTGTGTCCCCAATTCTTTCAGCACCCCCTGCACTGAGAATCTTTTCAGCAGATGCTTTAGCGGCACTATCAATGATACGTGTATCTTTCACCACGCCCCCAAGTGTCTTCATAATCTTCCCTGCCTGTAAGACCTTTAATTCAGGAAGTGCGTTCAGGGGGTCTAAGACAGCCCCTAAGATAGTGCCAAGAGTATGTGCGCCTACCGAATTATAGTAAGCGGCGTACTTTGTGTCTTCGGCCATCTCATCGGACTTCTTTTGTAATAGGTAATACAACTGGGTGGGGTCTTTCGCATTATCAATAATCCACTGTGCTTCTGCTTCATTACCACTCCCCATAGCGGCCCTGATGTAGTTACGGTCTGCATCAGTAATCTTATCACGGCCAAATGCATCAAGGTCGCTGTGGAATAGGTCAGTATAAAGGGCATCAACGAACTCATAAGCAAAGTTCCCACTACGCTTGAAGTCATGCCAAATGCCCTCAAGGATAGAAGGCTTTTCTTTCAGGGAGTCTTCATAGGCTTTCTGCATCTGTAGTTTTGCATCTGCAAGAGCCTGTATTTCAGGACTCACCATGTTCTGCATTTTAGGAGTAAAGACACCCTCACCAAAAGTGGTTGTGTCCTGCTTAGGCCCTAAGATAGCATTGACTTCCTTTGATAAATCAGGATTAGCTACATGAAGGTGTGGGCCTGTGCCATGAGGGTCACTAATAACTTCCTGAAAGCCTAATGAACGTGCATAGTCCGCAAGAGCAGATAAGGTGTCATCCCCCCACTGCAAGCCCTCCCATGCAATATCAGCACCAAGGCCCTTATAATGCCAACTATTTTCTGTATGTGAATCATCATTAGCCCCTGCTGTCAGAATAGGAGAGACACCCAATTCCTGTGCCTTCTTGAACAGCATCCCTAAACGCTGATACATACTACCGTCGATACCCTTCATGTCCTCAGGAAGATAGGAAGTGTAGTCTTCTGTGTCTGAACCACCACTACTGGACTCACTAGAACCTGTAGCAGACGCATCATAGCTTTCGCCCCCATAAAGGTTTGAATAGACTTCACCTGCTACCTGTTGTCTTTGGTCTAGTGCCTGTCCTTGACAACGTTCATAGTAATCCGCAATAGCGGCGGATGCACTTTCAGCACTCGACAAGTCCGAGTTGGAAATTTCTTCCAAGGCTTGTGATTCTGTATTATGAAGTTCCCAATCAACGAACTCTAACTGTGCATAAATGTCATTTGAATCATATCCATGTTCATCCATGAAGTTTCTGAAATTCGTCTGTCTACTTTCATCAAGCCATTGCGCAACACCATATGCACCATTAGGGGACGTAATATCAGGATTGATGTCCTCACCGCCGCCCGTTTCAACTGCAAAGTTAGCGGCGAACCCTGCGGCCAATGTTGGTGAATATCCATGCTGGACAAACCAATTATAGACAAGGGCCATGTTATTTGAAACTGCCATTGTGTCTTATCTCCTTTCTATTTTCCTGTAATCCAATGCCATGCGCTCCGTGCCTGTTCTTTGATTACATCTGCAACAGAATCTGAATGTTCAGCTACATCTTGTGCCTGTTCTTCTGTTACACCATTAGAACCTACAGCAGTAGAAACATATTCTGTTGTATCAGAACCACCATCGCTTGTACTAGTCGTCGGTGCAGGCGGAACATAAGTAGCTACATACTGAATTTCATTAGCCATATCAGAGCCAGAAAGCTGTGTATAGTTTCCGTTTGCGCTCTCTGAGAAAGACCACGTATTAGATGCTTCATCGTAGGATACATTAATATCCTCAGGGGACACTCCCCAATTATTTGCATATTGATAGCAAAGAGCATCAAGAGATTGTTTTGCAAATGCATTTTCTGTAGAGGGAGACAAACCACTATTGAAACAGTTCTTAGGAAAGACTGCCCCATGATAGTAAGCGTAAGCATCCCTAATGTCATTGCAAGCGGAATCTAAAGCGGCTTGGGGGTCATGATAAGCTAAGTTATACATCAAAGCTCTATCCTTCACTGTTTCTGCAATCTGTGGATTGTCCCAAGAAATATCAGGAGCCGTACTCCCTTCACTATTCCAGCTTTCCATACCACCAATAGACCAACCACCTGCGGCGATACCTTTAATCTGCGCCATGTAGTTCTGTTTATCCTGTTCACTGGTGTCTTTAATACGACAATAGTTGGCGTACCCTCGAACGAGTGCATTGTCTGCATCTTCTTCACCTGACGTATGGGAGAAGTTCACAATCGCTCCAATAGCGGCGTCAACCTTACTACCAAAAGCACCTGCAAACTGACCGTGATTGATGTTACGTGCCTTTACAAGATAGATGATGGAGTTAGGGACGCCATTCGATTCTACACTGTCTGCTGTAGCACTATTGATGGTCTGTAAAACGCTATTCACAAGTTGCTCTTTTACGTTACTTACACCTGAATAAGTGTAGAGCTTCATAAGTTTCTGTGCCTTTGTGTCTTCATCCGCATCACTATTGATAATCTGATTTTCGTACCCCTGAAAAGCACTGAGAATCGTACCTGAATCAACTGCCTTGCCACCAACTAAAGGTTTCCCAATGGAACTACCATAACCATCTTTTACAGGATTGTCATCTTCCATGAACGCTCGAATGTTTTCCATAGCCGAAGCAGAACTAGCCTGTGATTTAGCGGCTGTAGTAACACCTTTAGCCCCAACCTTAGCCATACGAGCCTGAGCGGCCTTATGCTGATTTTGAAGACTCTCAATTTCAGGCAACATCCCTGTAAGAATTTCAGCATTATCACGATCTGAACGGTTACCAGACTGTCCCATTTTAATGACATCGGTATAGACACGATTCATGTCTTTGTCTTTACCATATTTTTTGGTGAAGTCCATCTTTGATTTTTCCATGTGGGCTTTACGATAGGCAAGATTCAGGGTGTCTAATTCCATGGTGTCTACCAAATCACCCATAGTCTGTGTTGTGCCGTCCAAACGTGTCTGGACATCAACACCATCGAGAATGGTAGCTTTAAAGTTCTTAAAGTCTTTGACTGTTCCTGTTGTGATAATCTGCTTTACAGTGTTGTCTACAAGCGTCTGTCGCTGAGAAGGATTCAATCCCATCAAGCGACTCTGATTGAAAATATCCTGTAACTTCTGTACTTGTGTAGCTCTATCCATCGTTGGCATATCATAGACAAACTGTCCTAACTCAGACTTAATGTTATTGAAGGTTTCAGAGATTCTATCTTCAATATCCCTCTGAACATGATTGCTCATTAAGGTTTGCTGATTTTCAATATTCTTGTCATTGAAGCCCTGCTCAAAAGACACATTATTGTCAATGAGTCCTTTGTCTATAAAACGCTGGCGATACTTCTGCACAAAGTCATCATATCGCTTCACTTCCTCATCGGGAGTACGTGCAGGACTATCCCCAAATTCTTCTGTGTATGCAAGTTTCGCGGAGTCACCTAAAGCCTGTCCACGCAACTTGTCACTATATGCAATAAAATAAGGATTATCTAAATTATTCCCATAGCCATATGTTAAGGCCATGTCAAGTGTATTAAGTTTCTGTCTGTCTTCCTCTGTGGTTGACGCAATGAGTCTGTTGGCTTCTGTAAGGCCCTCTTCATTCATGCGTTTTTCACGGTCTGTGATGGAAGACAACCAACTACTATTGAGATTATCAGCCGCACTTGCAAACATGGAAGCGGACGAGGACGAGGGGTTAGTACCTCTAACACCCTGTACCTCTGTCAAACGTTCTTGATATGTTGCATCAGGTTGCGGCATAAATTGCATTTCTGTGCCTACAGCACTAGCAATCCGTTTCGCCATGTAGCACCTCTCCTTGAAATACCCCCATTAGACCAATCATAAGACAAGTCACTACTCATGTCACCGCTAAAGTAACCATTGATAGCATTGCTTGCAAAAAGGCCATGAGGATTGAATAAATTCATACTGTCATACTTTGCAGACGCTTCGTCAAGGTCTACAATTCGTGTCCCAATCCCTGTATTGTGAATGTCTTCACTGTGTATATAGGGGTCGAGATTTACAGGTGTGATGTCACCTGTATTTCTATCAAGTGTCTTTCCATGTCCGCCTTCGACACCTGCTTTCTTTCTCATGCTCTTAATATCCTGTAAGGTATTATAGGTCTGCATGAAATCAGAAAACATTTCCATACCTTGTGTAAGATATGATGGTGTCTCAACCGACGGAATACTATTGATAGCATTACGTGTAGAGATAAGTGCCGCTTCTTTATTGAGGTCAATTTCATTCATTTGTGTTTGATAATTAGCCTGCGCCTGCGAAGCATCACGGGATTCATCTGCACGAATACTACGATTAATCAAATTAGCTGTTCTGCCACCCCCTGCCAACTCTTCGTTGACAGCGGCCTTAACAGACGCTTCCTGTCTATGAGCGTTCATCCTGTCTTTCGTCATTGCATCAATCTGAGCGGCGAAAGCGGCCCTACGCTGTGTTTCATAATTTTGAAAGGTATAGTTCATAGACTGGAGCAATCCCCTTGCGGTCTGATTGTTGGCATCAATCTGATTCTGAATCTCAGCCCTACTTGCTTTCTGCTTAGACAAAGAGCTAAGAGCTGAAATACCATAACTAAGTGCTACGGTACACATTCGCTATACCCCCTTTGTTCGTGTCATGTATAGACAATCCCAATTCAGCCCTACAATAGAGAGGGGAACTGGCATGTCTGATTCAACTGCAATCGTAACGGATTCATTATTTGCATGAATAGGAACATCAAACTTTCCTGTTTCATTTTGCTTCTTCCCCAAGAGAGCTGAAGAAGTACCAAGAATCTTACTGGTCATCCGATATATATACTCTTTGCCCCCAAGGTAAGACACCCTGCAAGCCAAGAAACCTGTATGGTCATAGTTGATATGAATGTTCTTGATTTGTGTCCTTCCTTCTGCATAGGAGCTAATGTTTCCATTGTCGTTCTTTTTAAGGTAGAAGGTTGTGAAGACAGCCTTAAACAAATAAGGTTCCCCAACTACCAATTTCTTTCCTGCAAAGTTACCATCAAGATAGATACAGCCAGCATCATCTGCTTTTAGATTTTCATGCAAGACACCATCATGAGTGACTACACAAAGACTCTGCAATGGTGTGGTGTCTGTGTAGGCATAAAGTGCCTTGAGGTCAAACTTTGTTCTTTCAGCTACATCATCATAGACACCATTGTCCATAACTCTCTTCTGGTCTAAATAGACACGATAAACTTCCGTATCGTCAAACTCTTTGATATTTACGGAGAAGTCCATTTGCTCCATGGTAATCTGTGTTCCTCTGCGCATAAGCAGATATAAATAACTGCCGATGAAACCTGCACCATAAATCTCACCATCAAAGACCCATTTAGACCACGAGGACTGAATACGTTCTTCATCGGCAAATAGATACTTGTAAAGGTAAATGGTGTCTGTCGCCCTGTTTGTCAGACAGAACAGCACATTTTCAGCCGTCGAGGTAATAATGTCATAGACACCTGCTTCAATATAGTTTGGGATGTGAGATGTAATGTCCTGTGCATTTTTCATCTGTGAAATATCCTGAACAGTATAGTATTCCCGAATTGTAGAGAAATCACCATGTTCAGAAGGGAAATATAAGTTCTTCCCTGCTACCTTTGGTTGACAGTCAGGAGAACTATTGAACTGCGTAATTTCTGTTGGGGACGCTGTTTTCGGTGTCAAGGTGGAATCAGCACGAATAATAAACTGTGTGTCGTTCGAGAAAGCGTAAAGGTCTTCTGAAAAGATAACACAATAATTAATCAGGTTCGCTTTTGTGGATGTAATCGGGACATCAATCCCATCTGTGTCTAACAGGTCATTGGCTGTTGTCATCCACCAATTAAAGTATTCCCCTGATTCAGACATGATGATGTTTTCACGAGAGGTAACACCTAGGCGATTACGATAAAAGAAGATACTGGACAAGGTATAATTTACAAAAGATGGAGCAGGGTTACTCTCATCATCACCAACTTTTCGTTCATCCCAATCAAGAGCCTTAAATGTGAAAGTGTCATCTGCATTATGGATGATGGCATGGGGCATGGTTGTCTTATCAAACTCAATGTTGATGTTGGGGCAAGCACACTCTTCCCACACATTACTGTCTTTTGAATACTTTACGTAATAACTACCTTCACTTGCCCCATTCGGGTCACCTTTTACTTTGACACAATAGTTATCAGGAGCCGTAGCAGGAAGCAAGCTGAAACGCTGAATCGACTTTTTGAAGTTAATAAGTGCCTGATGGTTGAACCCATCGGCTGTCTGAACAAGACCATCACTCCGAATACGAATCCAATTATCTTGATGTTCTGTAGACACCCCATTATTATTTAGCTGTTCATTGATGCGGTCTGCAATATAGTTGGTGTCTATCTGCTTCGTCTGTTCAGCGGCATCCCCATTCGGGCTTGTCCATGCGCATTTAGACACACCATCAATCCAAACCTGATAGGTACGGCCATACTGCCCTTGACGAACATAAAGCATACTACCCTGATTACTAAAGTAGTCTGGTGACTTCTTGCTGGACAACTGCACTGTTTTTGTATTGTTCAGTACAAAAGTGTAGTCAGCTACTGTCATAACTCGTAAGTTATCACGAGGAGTGTTAGTAGCTAAATAAGCATCATCTTCAATGTTGACAGTCTTTTCGTTCCCCTTCATGTCGTAAATCTTGACAGTGTTATTTGCAAAGACAACCATGTATTTCTGTTGCTTATCCCTATCAATGAAATGAACAAGAGGTTTACTGCCTTTGGTAAGGTTCAATCCTGTTAATGTTTTTAGATGGACTGTAGGGACACGTTTCTGTAGCCCTGAAACCTCTGTCGAGAAACCGTTAATCTGTTCCTCAAGCTGTTCAGGGAAGCGTAAGAGGGGTGGCTGTTGAGACACACCTTGTACAAAGTTCTTAATGCTCTGTGAGTATAACATGGTGTCTTATCTCCTTTCCAATGCACTCTGCATCCCTATGGTCTGAAACATGTTGGAACCTGTATCTATACAATACTGGACAATATCTGCATAAGCTCTTGATTCTTCAATCCGTAACTCCTGAGATACATTTTCGTCACCAAGGTAACGTTCCTGAAATAAAATAGCCGCTTCTGCTGTGATGAATGTTTTGAACTCATCAGGCAAATCCTCAAAGTCAACGGCTTCAATGATGGTAAGATGCACCTCTTCATTGAAGGTGTCTGTCTTCTCTGTAAGGTTGTACAGAAAATCCCCACGTTTTACATAAACTGCACCATTCGTCGCTGTAATCTTTATCCATGAGGGATTATATCGAATCTTTTTGCTGTTGGTGTCTGGCATAATAGTTACATTGGTCAAGGTGTTGAACTGCCATCCTTGACGCTGAATGTTTCGAGACACCGTAGCAAGTAGACTTCTTGCATTATCAACATCAATAGATTCACTCTCTGTTAAGCTATTGACAGGAGCTTCCCCAATGCCTGAAAGAATCAGATTGATTGCGTCTAACTCTGTGGATACAAATAGCATCTTTTCACTCCCTTTA